TGGCGAGCCAAGATCAACAATCACGGGATCGACATCGTTGAATATACCGTCGATTGCCGCCCTGGAATCGCCCGTCCCAAGAAATGGTGGTGATATGCCTTCGAGATCGAAGATCACGAAACTGCCCGACGCCGTAAAGCGTGAATTGGACAAGCGCCTGATCAACGGAAGTTTCTCTGATTACAGAGCGTTGTCCGAATGGCTTCGGGATCAGGGGTTTGAGATATCCCATGCGGCAATACACCGTTACGGACAAGCCTTTGAGGATCGCCTGGCGGCGATCAAGATTGCCTCGGAACAGGCGCGAGCCGTTTCAGAGGCGGTCGGAGACAACGAAGGCGTCATGAGCGACGCCCTGATCAGCCTGGTGCAGGAAAAGGCATTCGACGTCCTGGTCAACCTTCAGACCGAAGACCCGGTGGCCTTCGCCAAGATCTTCCCGAAAATGGGGATCATGGTGGCCAAATTGAGCAAAGCCAGCGTGGATCAGAAAAAATGGATGTCGCAGGCCAGGAGCAAAGCGAAGGACGCGGCTGAAGAGGTCGTCAAGGTCGCCAAGCAGGGCGGGCTTTCCGAAAAGACCGCCGAGGAGATCCGGAAGAAGATTTTGGGGATCGTATGACAGAAGTGAACCTCCAGAATGATTTTGACCAGGCGAGACCCGCCACGGGCATCTTATTGCCCTATCAGACCCGCTGGGTCGCCGATAAATCTGCGGTCAAATTCATCGAAAAATCGCGCCGTGTCGGTATTTCCTGGGCCGAGGCGGCTGACGATACCCTTTACGCTTCGGAGGTCGGCAGCGGCGAGAAAAGGAACGTCTGGTACATCGGCTACACGAAGGACATGGCCCTCGAATTCATCAATGACTGCGCTAATTGGGCGCGGGCCTACAACCTGGCAGCGTCTACGATGGAGGAATACGAGGAGATCGATGAGGAAGAGGTGGCTGGCGTCGTCCAGGAAAAGAAGATCCTCGCCTACAAGATCACCCTCGAATCGGGCTGGAGGATCACGGCGCTGTCCAGCCGCCCGACGAACCTGCGCGGCAAGCAGGGGCGTGTGGTTATCGATGAAGCGGCATTCCATGACGATTTGGCCGGGCTGCTCAAGGCGGCGCTGGCCCTCCTGATGTGGGGCGGCCAGGTCCGGGTCATCAGCACGCATTTTGGCGACACGAACGAATTCAATTCCGTGATCCAGGATATCCGTGCCGGGAAGAAGCCCTACAGCCTCCACAGGGTGGACTTTGACGACGCCCTGCAGGATGGCCTTTACCGGCGGATCTGCGAGGTCCTGGGGCGGGAATGGACGGCAGAGGCAGAGGCGGCCTGGCGGCAGTCCATCATCGATTCCTATGGCGAGGACGCCGATGAGGAGCTTTTCTGCATCCCGAGCCAGGGTACCGGTACCTTCTTGACCCGTGCGCTGATTGAGACCTGCCTCTCCGAGGAGATCCCCGTCATCCGGTATGAGCAATCGAAAGCGTTTGCCGAGGTCGCCGATCACATCCGCTACGCGGAAGTGAAGGATTGGTGTGATGAGATCCTGAAGCCCTTGTTGATAAAACTGGATGCCAAGCGTGCCTCCTATTTCGGGGAGGACTTCGGTCGGACTGGCGACTTGACGGTAATCACGCTTCTTTGCGAGCAACAATCCGCCACATTCCGCGCTCCATTTATCGTGGAACTCCGAAATATCCCCTTCAAGCAGCAGGAGCAGGTGCTGTTTTACATCGTAGACCGGCTTCCCAGGTTCCGCTATGGCGCTCTCGACGCACGGGGAAACGGTCAATATCTGGCGGAAGTGGCCATGCAGAAATACGGAGCGTCCCGGATCGCCCAGGTCATGTTGAGCGAGACCTGGTACCGGGAACACATGCCGAAATACAAATCGGCCTTCGAGGATCGTTCCATCCTGCTCCCAAAGGACGCCGATATTATTGAGGATCACCGTGCCTTCAAGGTCGTTCGCGGAGTGGCGAAACTTCCCGAAGCGAAGATGAAAGGCAAGGATAACAAGCAGCGGCACGGAGATTCAGGCGTTGCCGGCGCGTTGGCCTGGTTTGCGACCACGGAAGGTGAAACCGGTCCCGTTGAATACGAAACTGTCAACAAACGGCGCTTCGCTGCGCAGCAGGGAGCCTGGTAATGGCAATTCTATACGATCAATTCGGCAGGGAAATTCAAGTTCTGAAACAACCGGAGACCCGTGAGATCGCCGTGACGACGATTCGGGATCGCTGGTCGTCCTATCCGAGCCAGGGGCTGACTCCTCAGCGGCTGGCCGACATTTTCAAGGAGGCCGATGGCGGCGACGTTTACCGGCAGGCCGAACTGTTCGAGGAGATGGAGGAGAAAGACACCCATCTCTTTTCGGAGCTTCAGACGCGGAAAAACGCGGTCCTGGGACTGGATTACGATTTGACGGCCTGGTCGGAATCTGCCGAGGACAAGAAGATTCGGGATTTTGTCTCCGATTGCATTTTTAACCTCGACAGTTTTGACGATGTCCTGCTGGATCTCCTCGATGCCATCGGAAAGGGCTATTCCCTCTGCGAGATTCTCTGGACAATTGACGGCGGCAAGGCCGTCATTGGCGGCCTGCCGTGGATTCATCCCAAGAAGGCCGTGTTTTATGACCGGGGCGGCGACATGTGGGCCAAGAGCTTTGAGGTCCCCCGCGTCGTAACCGAAGCAGAGCCGGTTTATGGCGAGATCATGCCGCCCTTCAAGCTGGTTTACCATCGGTACAAGGCCAGATCCGGCTATGACACCCGTGCTGGCGTCTTGAGGGTTTGCGCCTGGATGTACCTGTTCAAAAACTACTCTTTGAAAGATTGGGTGGCATTCTCCGAGGTCTTCGGAATGCCGCTGCGCCTCGGAAAATATGACCCTGGTGCAAGCAAGGAAGACAAGGACGCCCTGGTGTCGGCAATCCAGTCATTGGGCTCTGATGCCGCCGGGATCATATCCAAGAGCACCGAGATCGAGTTTGTCCAGGCCATGAAGAACTCCGGGACGGAGAATATCTACGAGGCCCTGTCCAACTTCTGCGACCGGCAGATGTCGAAGGCCATTCTCGGCCAGACGGCAACGACGGAAGGGACGCCCGGCAAGTTGGGAAATGAAGACGCCCAGGACCGGGTGCGCAGGGATCTGACGAAAGCCGACTGCCAGGCCATTGAAAAGGCAGTCCGTTTTCAGATCGTGCGCCCACTGGTGGGCTATAACTTCGGGTGGGACAAGCCTCTGCCCTGGTTCAAGCTGATGTTCGAGCCGCCCGAGGATCTGGAAACGTTGAGCACCGTTTACAAGAATCTCCGCGAAATGGGGCAGCCCATGTCTGCCGAACACGTTTCCGACCGGTTCAAGATTCCCCTGCCGAAGTCCGGGGAGACACCTCTCGGCGATGTCAGACCCGAACCGCCAGGCAAAAAGGCCCCGCTGGCGGCCAAAAACAAGCCCGTGTCGAGCGAACTCCCTGGGATGAGGGTCATCATAGCCAAAACGGGAGAAGACGCCTTAGAAGGCGAAATTGACGATGCGGACCTGATCAGTAACCGGTTGGCGGACGAGGCTGGTGTCATTACAGATGCCCATTTCATGCACCAGGTCCGCCGCCTCATCGACAACCCGAATGTTCGGGACCTCGCGGATCTGCGTGATCGGATCATCGATCTTTGGGGAGAAATGGACCCGGAAGATCTCGGCGTGCTGATCGCACGGGCGATGGCCGTGGCGGAAATGGCAGGGATGTCCGAAGTCAGTGATGAAACGGGGGTCTAAATGGCCATCGAAACCGTTTTTAATCTGCCCTTTGTAGAGCAGGAATCGTTCTTTCGCAACAAGCTGAACATCCCGACGCAAAAGTGGACGGATCTCTGGAAAGACCAGCACGCAAAGGGGTTCATGATCGCGGGAGCCTATAAGGCAGATCTTCTGTCCGACTTTAGGGCCGCCGTGGACAAGGCGATCAGCCAGGGGGTCACCCTGGAAGAATTCCGCAAGGATTTCGACAACATTATCTCCAAACACGGCTGGTCGTACAAGGGCGGGCGGAACTGGCGAAGCGAGGTCATCTACTCCACGAATATCCGGACGTCTTATGCCGCCGGGCGGTGGCAGCAGCTTCAGGATCCAGAGGTGCAGAAGTTTTACGGCTATCTGACCTATCGCCACGGCGACAGCCGGGTTCCCAGGCCCCATCATCTGGCATGGAATGGGATCACCCTTCCGGCCGACGATCCCTGGTGGAAGACGCATTACGTACCGAACGGCTGGGGTTGCAAGTGCAAGATCTTCGCGGCGACAAAAGAGGATTTCGAACGGGCGAAAGCAGGCGGAAATGGGGAAGCTCCTCCCTCCCCCATCGACCCGAAGACGGGAGAGCCGATCGGGATCGACAAAGGATGGGGATACAACGTCGGAACGGCTACCCAGGCGAAATACAGCATCTTGGAAGGGTCCCTGGCGCGGCTTCCAGACGACATCGCCCAGGCCCTGATCAAGGAGATCGAGGCGAAGGACAAAGAGGCGGGAAAGGTCGCCAGGCGAATCCGCAGCACGGTTAAAAAGGAAAAGAAAGCAGTTACATCGGCTGACGATACTGCTCTTTGGAAAAAGGTCGAGGGACAGAAAGGGTCGAATCCCGGCGGGCTCTATGAGGCCCCGGACAAGCAGCGATATTACGTCAAGCTGTACGCCGACGAAGGCCAGGCCAGGACGGAATTTGCCTCCAACGCGATCCACAAGATGCTCGGCGTGGAGATGCCGGAACTGACCTTGAGGGATTGGAACGGGAAACTGGCCCTGGTGAGCAAGTGGAGAACGGATTTGAAGGCCATGAGCGCCGCCGACATGATCGGCCGCCCAGGAGAGATGGCGAAGATCTTCCAAGCCTCCGTTCTGACCAAGAATTGGGACGTCGTTGGCCTGGAATTCGACAACGTCATGCTCGCCAAGAATGGGCGCCTGGTCATGATCGATGCCGGAGGGAGCTTCAAATATCGCGCCCAGGGGGGAGCGAAAGCCTATGAAGCCGTTCCTGCCGAGGTAAAGACGTTGCGGGATGCTCAGTTGAACCGTCAATCGGCGTCCGTCTTCAATGCCATTTTCGACAAGAATGCCTGGTTGGAGCGGGACGGTGCCGAGGGTCTGCTGAAGCTGAAAAAGACGGACGTGAAGAAGGCGTTTGAGCAGGCGGGATTTGCGAAAGATGAAGTTTCCGACCTTACGGAGACCCTTTGGAAGCGACGCCAGGCTCTGATCGACCGCTACGATCTGGAAAGCAAGCTGGTTCCCCAGGGATTCGGCAAGCACCTTGAGGAGTTCAAGAAATGGGGAGTAACGCGATGGCAGCCGAACGAGGTCAACGGCCTGGTCAATGGGGCCAAAGACGGCCACTTTTTCACGGAGGTCGAGGCGCTGGTCGGAAAGTTCGAAGCCTACGCGATGCAGAACGTTCACAAATGGGGACGTGGAGTGCTGCGCGGCTTATTTACTGAGTGGTCCGGCAGTTCTTCTTCGAAGGGTGGAGCGACGATCAAGCTCTGGGCGGAATCTCGGTTCGGGAAGGTTACGAAATACCATTCGGGACAGACATCGAGAGGCGAGGTCGTGACAACGTTGAAAGAGGGGCTACGAACGTCATTACAGCGAGCGAAACTGCCGCAGGAGACGGTCTTTTCGCTGCTCGACGCAGAATACGAGTTTCAGCAGTACCTCATGAGGCGGCTGCACGGCTACGAGGAGATCCCGGCGGTCCGGTTCATGTCGAAAGGAGAATTTGCCTCGAATTTCAAGAAGGGTGCTTTCTCCGGGAATTCTGTCCAATCCGTGACGGTCAAAGTGGACGGGTTTGGCGGATCAAAATGCGTGAGGATGAGCATCCGCGTGGAGGACACGGTGAAAACCTATTACCAGGGCCGGAAGTACATGCATTTCGGCAAGGGCGAGTCTGAATATGTTGTTGTCGGGAGGGCGGCCAGTGCGAACGTCATTCGATAAAGCCGAGTTCCGCTTTCCATTCGTCCAGTTCAACCTGATCTTCAGGCGTGACGGGGAATGCCTCCAGCAGAAGGTCATGGAGGCCGGGACAAAGGACACGAACCTCAGTGTAATCGGCGGCGCTGATTTGAAGTTTGCGCAAGAGGAGTGCGGTCTTATGACCGTTTTCAAGAAAATCCTCCCAAGTGCGCAGCCGGTCAACCCAGGTGTAGTCACCGATTGCCGTTTCGGGAAGCGGAGTCAACGCTTCATAGCGTTTTTTCAAGGCGTTCTGTTCCATTGTTTACGTCCTTTTCTGGTGCCTGTAAAGGGCCGACCACACGTCCATGCAGGCGTCATGGTACCGGTCGTCGCCGATGGAATTCTTGAAGTTCGGATAGTCGATTTCTTCAATGGCTTCCGACAGCTTTTCCACAACGAGAGGCCGGGGAATGAAGGCCCGGTAAAGATAGTCGGCCTGCGGGGTCTTGAGCACCTTCGCTTTTGGGAAAAGGCTCTTGATATGCCCGGCAAAGCGGGATCTGACGACCATCGTTTCCGGGTCGTCCCGATTCTCCACAATGGAGACAAAACCCCTGTTGGTGAAAACCCACATGGCTTCTCCTGTTACTCCTCTCGTCGTTTTGCTTCGGCGCTCGCCCGCTGGTTGTCCAGGCGGATGAGCATGCGGATATACGCCGAAATGCTGATGCCGAGTGCTTCAGACTTTTCGACGGCCATGCGCCTGGTTTCCGGATCGACCCGGATGGGGAGAAGCTCCGTTTTCTTCATGGCTATATGATATACATTGTATATCGTTTGTCAAGCATTATTTTTTAGAGGCAAGAGGGCAAATGCCGGAAATTAGAATTACAGTTCACGACGAACCGGTCAACCAGGCGCTGAACAACCTGGCCCAAAAGGTCAAGGACCCGTCTGCGGCGATGAAGATCATCGGTGAATACATGCTGCGGTCGACGGAAAACCGGTTCGACAGACAGGGCCCTGCTCCGGACGGATCGCCGTGGGCTCCGTTGAAGGCATCGACCTTGAGACGGAAGAAGCACAGCAAGATCTTGACGGAATACGGTCATTTGCGCGGCAGCATTCGCTATCAGCTTCAGGGACCGTTCAGCGTCGCCATCGGGACGAATCGGGTTTACGCGGCGATTCACCAGTTGGGCGGGAAGACTTCGCCGAGCGTAATCGTTCCGAAAACGAAAAAGGCGCTTTTCTGGCCGGGTGCTGCGCATCCGGTGAAATCGGTGCGCCATCCGGGATCGGTGATCCCCGCCAGGCCGTTCTTGGGCGTGAGTGCCCAGGACAGCACGGAGATCGTAGGCATCATCAACCGTTATTTGTCAATGAGGTAACACCATGAAACATTTGATCTTGTCAGTTTTGAAGGAGATGACCGGCGCGCCGACGGAATTTCAGATTCTCCCCTGGGGGAAGATCGATATCTCCGGCGATGAACCGGCCTACCTCTACGACCAGGAAGCTGCCGCGTTGATTGAAGAATTCAAGGAGCGGGGCAACGACATGGTTGTCGATTACGAGCATCAGACGATGCAGGACGTCCAGGCACCGGCGGCGGGTTGGATCAAGCGCCTGGTCTGGAAGGGAACGGAAGGGTTGTGGGCGGTGGTCGAGTGGACGGGAAAGGCGGCAGAGTATCTGTCAAGCCGGGAGTATCGCTACTTTTCGCCGGTGATTTGGATCACGGCGAAAGACCGGCGCGTCATTCTGCTGGAAAACGTCGCCCTCACCAACCAGCCGAAGATTAACAACTTGAAACCGCTCATGGCCAAGATGCGCCACGAGGACAATCAAAATCAGGAAAGGGAGGAAATTATGATCGCAAAACTGAAAAAGCTGTTGGGGTTGGCCAATGAAGCCGGGGAGGACAAGATCGAAGAGGCTGTGACCCAGCTCGTGGCCAAAAATACGAAACTGGAGGCCGATGCAACGAAAGTCGTCGCCTGCAAAGAGGTTATGGTCGCCCTGGGCGCAAAAGAGGACGCGGGGAAAGACGAGGTCGTGCAGATCGTCGCTTCCCTCAAGGCACCGGCGGATGTGGCCAAGACCCTCAGCCTGGAAGTAACGGCCCTCAAGCAGAAGATCGCGGCGATGGAGCAGGAGGACCTGATTTCCCTGGCCTTGAAGGAAGGCAAGACGAGCCCCGAAGAACTGGACAAATGGGGACGGGATCTGGCGGGGAAAGCGCCGGAGCAGTTTCGGCAGATCGTCCTGTCCCGCCCGGCGGGCAGCGTGATTCCCGTGGACGGCATCAAGATCGCCGCCAAAGACACCCAGGGAGCCGTTGATGCCGCTCAGCGCTCCATCAACGAGATGATGGGCATCGATGAGGAAACCTTCAAGAAATACAACAAATAAACCAATCCTGAACAAGGAAAAGGAGGAAACACATGACCGCATTAGCTGAAGACAAGAAAACCGAATACCGAGAAGGAGTCGACATCTCCATTCCCGTGGACGACGGGGACACTATTTATGCCGGAGCGATGGTCAGCGTCAATGCCGCCGGGTACGCCGTAGCGGCAGGAGACACGGCCAGCACGCTCTTTGTCGGAATTGCACGCGAACAGGCGGACAACAGCGCAGGCCAGGACGGCGACATCAATGTCACGGTTCGCCGCAGGGGCTTGTTCAAGATGTCCTTCGCCACGGCGATCACCATCGCCAACGTCGGCGACAGCGTCTATATCGCCGATGACAACAACGTGGATCTCGTGGGGAATGTCACGCATGACATCTTCTGCGGGATCATCGCGGAATACATCGATACGACCCATGCCTGGATCGATATCGAACCGGCCATCCGCCAGTCCGACGCCGCCGCGCATATCGCCGACGGGAGCGCTGCCCATGCCGCCAGCGCGATCTCCGTCGCCGACGCCGGTTTGTTTACCGATCAAACCGAGGTGGAAGCGGCCCTTCAGGAGATCTATCAACATCTCAAGTCTGCGAAGGGCGTCATCCAGATTCCCATGCCGGTCATCACCGACGCGGGCGTTGCCCTGGCCGCATTCTCCAACGGAGAAAGCGCAGTGCCCGGCTACTGCGTCACGGCAAAGGGCCTGGGCATTCGTTGGAACAACCACGCCACTCCCGGCGCGGTGGGAACGAAGGTGATCGTGCCGCCCGACATGGATGTGACCTCCAACGCGGTGCTCCATATCCTGGCTGCCAAAGACGGAGCGACCGTCGGCGACGCCACGAAATTCACCGTGGCCGCCTACAACAACGTGAAGGCGGCTGCATATGACGCAGATTCCACTTTCGGCGGCGACACCAGCGCCATGACCGGCGACGCCACGACCAAGCACGTCCAGGAAGTGACGCTCACCCTGGCTCTGGCCAACCTCGCGGCCTATCCGGCGGCAGTGGAATTGACCATCAAACCGAAAGACGGCACCCTCGGCACCGATGACGTGATCATGCTGGCAGCGTGGATCGAGTACAAGAAGAAGCTGCTGACGGCGTAACCAATACCTTGACCGGGGAGAGAACGTCGTTCTCTCCCCACAGCCAAAAGAAGGAGGCTTAAAATGATTGTCAATCAAGCGAATTTGCAGGGAATCTACAAATCGTTCAGCACCGTTTTCAACCAGGCGTTCGATTCCGCACCCAGCCAGTGGCCACTGGTGGCCATGCAGACGCCTTCCACCGGACGGAGCGTCGACTACAAGTGGCTGGGCGACTTCCCCATGATGAGGGAATGGCTTGGCGACCGGGTTTTGAAGGACCTGTCCGCCTTCAAGTATGAGATTACCAACAAGGACTACGAGGCCACCATCGAGGTGGATCGCAACGACATCGAAGACGACCAGATCGGCGTTTATACGCCCATGATCCAGGGTTTGGCCCAGGCGGCGAAGGTGCATCCCGACGTCCTGGTCTTCGCCCTGCTCAAGGCCGGATTCGACACGGAATGCTTCGACGGGCAGTATTTCTTCGATTCCGACCACAGCGTCAACGGCGCGTCCGTCTCCAATACCGGCGGCGGCGCGGGAACCCCCTGGTACCTCCTCGATCTGTCACGGCCGATCAAGCCCATCGTCCTGCAGATCCGGAAGCGCCCCCAGTTCGTGTCGATGGACAAGCCGGACGACGAGAACGTCTTCATGCGGAAGAAGTTCCGCTACGGCGTCGATGACCGGAAAAACGTCGGCTACGGCCTGTGGCAGCTTGGCTACGGCAGCAAGCAGACCCTGAACGCCACGTACTATGCAGCGGCCAGGGCGGCCATGATGGCCTTCACCAACGACGAGGGCGTCCCGTTGGGCATCACACCGACCCACCTGGTCGTTCCTCCGACCCTGGAATCCAATGGCCGGGCCGTCGTCGAAGCGCAGTTCGACTCCGCTGGGGCAAGCAACGTCTGGTTCAATACCGCGAAGCTGGTCGTCGTGCCGTGGCTTGCGTAACGAAAACCTTGCGGGTGAGCGGGCCCGCCCCGCTCCCCCCCGGATGATCGGTCCGGATGAAGGGGGAGCGGGAAAAACGCTCAACAAGGAGGAGCTTAAGATGATCAAAATCAGAAGCAAAAAAGCCGGGTTCAGACGTTGCGGCATCGCCCATCCGAAGGAAGAGGCGCAGTATCCCGATGACCGATTCAGCAAGGAGGAATTGGCCATTCTCAAAGCGGAACCGGTGCTGACCGTTGAGATCGTCCCGGACAAGAAAGAGAAAACCGAGGATTCCGGTGCAACCGAAAAGGCTGAAGCGGATGAAACCGGCAAAGAATCGGCCAAAACCGGGAAGAAAGGTAAACGGTAATGGCTTACTGCACCCAAGACGATATCCTGAATCTGCTCAATGAAACCGCGCTGATTCAGTTGACGGACGATGATGGAGCGGGTGAGATCGACACCGATAAAGTCACCCGCTCTATTGCCGACGCCGATGCCACCATCGATGCGTATTGCCAGGATCGATATGCCATCCCGTTGTCCCCTGTGCCTTCGAAGATTCGCCAGATCAGCGTGGATATCGCGGCCTATAATCTCTACTCCCGCAGCGATCTGGAAATGCCTGAAATCCGGGCGGACAGGAACAAAGAGGCGATTCTATTCCTGGAAAAGGTGGCTGAAGGGAGAATAAAGCTCGGATCGGCGACGCCCTCTCCGGCCAATACGGACAATGCGGTGAATATGGATTCCAATGACCGGATCTTCACCAGGGACAAGATGTCGGGGTTTTAAATGATCGAGACGATTCAAGACGACATCATAACGCAACTGCAGAAGATCACTACCGCGGCCAGCGTCGGCGTCTGGCAGGGAGATATCGAGGATCTGCTCAAGTCGCCCCAGCGCCTGCCTGCTCTGAATGTGATCTACCACGGTGCGGATTTTGACGAAAAAAAGGTCATCGGGACCAACCGGGCCGATCACCAGATGGACTTCCTCATCGTCCTGGTTTCCAGGAACCTCAAGAGCAGGGAGGCTGGTGCATCCGAAGCCTACACGATCATCGAGGCGGTCAGAAACTACCTCATCGGCCACCAGATCAGCCCTTACGGGTGGCTCTGGCCTGTCAGGGAGGACCTGGTGACGGCTGAGGGAGGGCTGCTGGTCTATGGGCTCAATTATCGTTTGAAAACGAACGTCATCGCAACCGAGCCGGTCCCTGAACCGGAACCGTAAAAAGGAGGATTTATGAAGAAACTCTACTACGAAGAAGGGCCGAAAATCATGGGCTGCGGCATTGCCGGGCAGTTCAAGATCGGCGTCCCGAAGGAGGTCCCCGACGATGTGGCGGAAGTCCTGCTCCGCAAGGGGAGGCTGAAGGAATACCAGGAAAACCAGCCGGAGATCGCATCCGGCCGAAGCAAGAAGGGAAAGGAGGAATAACCTATGTCTCAGCAATCAGGCGCTAATGCCGTATTGAATTTCGACACCGAAACGGCGTTCAAAAGCACCCCCGGTGCGCCGGACGCCCATGTCCTGCCGTTCACGACTGAATCTCTGCGGCTGAACCGAAATCTCGTGTCGTCCAACACGATTCGTTCGAACCGCAATCCCCAGGCCCCGGTCCGGGGAAATGTGGACGTTTCCGGCGACATCAATTTTGAGCTTTCTCCTCAGTACGGGAAGCTCTTCAAGCACATCTTCGGCAGCTATGGCGTTGCAGGTGGAGCGGCACCATACACGCACACCTACAAGATCGGCGCGCTGCCGGTCGGGATGTGCATCGAGAAGCAGTTCACGGATCTCGCCACGGACAAGTATCTCCTATACAACGGCTGCCGGGTGAACAGCTTCAGGCTGGCTGCCAAGCCGGAAGGGATGATCAACTGCTCGGTCTCCATCATGGGGGCGAAGGAGACCATCGGAGCGGCTACCTTCGACGCAACGGCGACCGACAACGGCCACACGCCTTTCGACGGATTTTCCGGGTCCATCCAGCGCGGCGGATCCCCGCTCGGGACGATGACCGAGATAGATTTCACCCTGGACAACGCCCTGGACGGCAACAACTACGTCATTGACGGTACCGGCCAGCGTTACAGCCTTCCCGAAGGAAGGGCGAAGGTGACCGGCACGGCCAAGATCCTCTTTGAGGACGATGTTCTTTATGCCCTGGCCATCGCCCACACCGAAACCACCCTGGAGCTGCATTTCACGAAGGGTGCGGGGACAGGGGCATCGGCAGGAAACGAGAAGATGAGCTTCTACTTCGATGAGGTCATTTTCAAGCCTCAGTCTCCGGTCATCTCCGGGCCGACCGGCCTGCTGGTGGAGCTGCCTTTCGAGAGCTACTACAACGACGATGCCGATGCTTCGGCCCTCCGGATGGTGCTCTTGAGCCCGATTGCCACATTCTAAGCGCGGAAAGGAAACGACATGGAAAAAGAAATCGACGGGAAAAAATTCAACATCCGGCCCCTCAGCAGGGGCGAAGTCAAGGCTCTGCGCAAGAAGGGCTATAACATCGGCAATTTGTCCATCGAAAACGCGGACGACGCAGCCGATGAGATTCTGGAGATGGTCTGCGGTGCGGAGCAGATCCGCGAGGTCGATGCGCTTCCGAACGACAAGGCGCTGGAACTGTTCAAGGCGATTATCGACCTGAGCTATGGCAAGGGGAACGATGAAAAAAACTTGAAGCCATCTGGCAGTGGTACGAAGGCGGCGGACCTGCCAGGTGCAGCGGATGCGTAGACAGGTCTCGGTGTGACCGATGCCGGAACGCCCCGCCCGCTTTATTGCCGGAAAACGAAGACGCCTGGGACCTATGGACAAACGTTTTGACGCAATGGCGGGTGGGGCCGAACGGTGTGATCGGTCTCGATTACAACGCCGCCGCCATGATCGCGGGCGTCATCGAGATCGAATTTGACAAGGTGATCCTGAGAAAACTCAGGGCGCTTGAGCGGAGCGTGTTGAAAGGGATCCATGAAAAGCAGGACGCAGGAAAGCAAAACGACCCAAAATCGGCGTTTTGCCGGGCCTGCCGGGCGGCAAAGAAGAACGTGGACTGCTCGACCTGCAATATCGACCAGATAGTTGTGAAGAGCCCAAATGACGAAACTCGAAATCATCATCGCAGCTAAAGACCTGGCCACCGGCGTTGTGCAGACGGTGAATTCGGCGACACGTGCCTACAAGCAGACGCTCCAGGAGGCCAACGGTGCCGCGAACGAGTTCTCCGGGACAATTCGCAACCTGTTCCTTTCGTTCGGCGGTTATGCCGTCATCAAGAACGCCGTCAGCGCCGGTTACAGCTTCAATTCCACGATGGAGGAAACCCGCGTCGGTTTGGGTTCCCTGATCTACTCTATGCGGGAATTCCGCGATAAAGCCGGGGACATCGTCACTGGCCAGCGGGCCTTCGAGGCCGCCCTGAGTCTGAGCGTCCAGACCCAAAACCGCCTTCGCATCGGCGGTCTGGAGACGGCCGCAACCTACGAGCAACTGACGAAGGCATATACACAGTCGTATGTCCCGGCCCTCAAGGCCGGTTTCGATGAAAAAATGGTCGTGAATTTCTCCACGGCCATCGTCCAGGCGGCCACGTCCATGCGGGTGCCGCTGGATATGCTTGGCGAAGAGGTTCGCAGCATCCTTGCCGGCAACATGACGCCACGGACGACCATGCTGCAGCCGCTCATGGAGGCAGCCGGGCTGACCAACGAGAAGATCCGCCAACTGAACGCCGAAGGGAAGCTCTATCCTGCCGTCATGAAGGCCCTGGCAGGGGCCACAATCGGCGCTGCCGAGGCATCCAAGAATTTGTCCGTCCAGTTGTCGAACTTGAAGGACGCCGCCACCCAGGCCCTCGGAAAGGGTATGGAAATCGGTTTTCAAAAGACGAAGGGCATCATCAAGGACGTCACTGATTCCATCGTCACGTTCAACAAGGAAACCGGCGAGATCAAATGGAACGAGAGCCTGATCGTCTCGTTGCAGAAAATGGACGAGAAGGTCTTCTCGGTCATCGACGGGATCCGGAACATGAGCAAGGCGATCAGCGATTTTACGAAGAATCATCCCGTCATCGTGGATCTCCTTACCGGATTCGGCGGTCTGGCGGTGAAGATTCTGGCGGTCGGTGTGGCCATTAGGGCTATCGGCGGGACTGTGACCTGGCTGGCATCCCTGATCGCGGCCAACGCCGCCTTCATGGCCGGTCTTTTCGCGCCGATTGTAGCGTCAATCGAAAGCCTGTTTGCCGCTGCACTGGCAAGCGCTGGCGGTCTGGCGACAATGGCAACGGCAGCGGCATTGGCTGTCGGTACGATGGCCGGTATCGGGGCCGCCTTTATCGGCTGGCAGTTGGGAAAACAGATCGCTCAGATGGAGATCCTGGGGCTGACCATCGGGGAAGCCATGCAGGCCGGATACGCTTCGGTCGCCAAGTTCGGCGCTTATGCGGTCTATGCCTGGGACATGATCGGGGCAACGGCTAAATCGGTTTGGGGGCAGGTCAAAGAGGCAGGGAAAAGCCTCTTCTACGAATTTATCGCCACCATTCAGGAATCATTCCCGAAAATGGCTCAGTTCTTCGGTCTAACGGAGGATTATCGGAAAAAGGCCGATTCCGCCAGGTCGTCTCAAAGCGCCATCTACCAGGACTTCATAAAGAACCAGACGGCGGCTAAAAGCAAACTCAAGCAGGAGTTGAACGTCCAGGAGTCGATCCGCGAAGAGATCTTCCGGGGAGCCGACGCCAGGAACAAGATCAAAGACGCCACGGACAGCGCCACGAAGAGCACGGAGGACCTGACGGCCGGGAGCCGCAAGGGGAAGGCCGCTGCCGTTGAATATAGCCTTGCCCATAGCGCCGTGAATTCCACCCTCGACCGGATGAGCGACATCCTCAAGGGAGCGAAGGAAAAGGTTGCCGAATTCGCCACAGAAATCAAAAAGCTTACCGCGACGTCCCACGAGGCCAAACTGATCGACATCGAGGACGCCTATCGGAAGGACATGGCGGCTGTCGAGAAATACAAGACCGATATGGACAGGGCCGTCCGGGAGCTACAGGAGAAGATCTCCAAAGCGCAAAAAGATGCCGCAAAGCAAAACGCCAAACGGGACGCCAATGACCCCATCACCGCCGTCGATCCGGCGGTCCTGGCCGATGCGCAGAATATGCTCAAGCTCAAGCAGGAATTAGTGACCAATGTCGAGATCCTGGAAAGGCAGGCAAAAGAGAAAAGAGATATCGCCCTTGCCCAGGAAAAATCCGAGAATCTTGTTTCCGTCCGTTCCTTCGTAGCCGCACAGACCCAGGAGTACACCCAACTGACCGGAAACATCCTGGCCGGGTACAAAGCAGAGGCGGACGCCCTGCGGGCAAAGCTCGCTGAGGAACTGGCGGACGTCAAGAAGTCTGCCGAGGAAAAGGCGGCCATCACGCTTCTGTACAACGAGAAAATCCGCCAGGCCGAGGTGGTAAAACCCGCCGAGTATGACCGGGCTGCCCGTGAAGCTGAAATAAACAATCACCTGGCCAGCCTCGATCTGATTGAGGCAGAGGGTACGGCGCACCGGAACACCATCAATGAGCGGATCCGCCTGACGGAAGAACTGATCGCCCTGCAGCGTCAATCGCTTGCGGCCATGCCCAAGACGGGCAACGAGCAGGCATGGAACGCCCAGATGGACAAGATCATCGCCGAGCAGAAAAAGCGGGCGGAACTGGTGCGCGAGCAGTTGATGAATTCGCCCATTGAGGCGATGAAACTCGGCTTCAAGGATCTTTTGAACAAGTGGACCGATGTCGGACAGCAAATGTACGACGTTTCACAGACGACGGCGACGGCCATGCGTGATGCCTTCAGCGATATCTTTTTTGACGCCTTCCAGGGAAAACTCAAGAGCGTCGGCGATTACATTACGTCTTTTGTCAACAGCGTCAACCGAGCCATCGCCAACTATCTGGCAAATATGGCAGCGGCTGGCCTGATAGGTGCGGTAAAGAGCGGAATAAGCAGCTTCTTCAACTTAGGCACCTCTGGAAACTCATCGCTGGGCTCCAGTACGAGCACAATCTCCGGTAATTCGACCGGCAATTATTTAACTGTCGATCAAAGCCTTGCTTTGGGAAGCCACGGTGGGGGTATAGCTGGCCGCGAAGCACCGGCATTCTACCGCATGGTTCCGAACCTTGCCTTTGCCGGAGCCCCGCGTTTCCACGGTGGGTTTGCTCCTGACGAATATCCCGCCGTCCTGCAGCGCGGCGAAGGCGTCTTTACCGCCGGGCAGATGAAAGCTATGGGGCTCATGGTGGCCGGGTCCGGCGGCGACAGCGGGCCGAACGTCGAGGTCAATATCATCAATCAATCCGGTACGGAGCTGTCCGGCAAACAACGGGGAGCCCCGAAGTTCGACGGCAGGAA